TGCATCTGCTCAAAGGCACAGAACACGATCATGGCCGGGGCCTGTCCCTTTTCCTTTGGCTCTTTCTTCAACAGCCTGTTGCAGAAGTGCATATACTCCGCGATCTTGAATGTACCGTCCGTGTGGAAAAAGCTCTGCTTTGCCAGCTTACTTTCCCCGTTCTTGTTGTCGCCGCCCTGATACCACATGGGATTGCTGGCATAGGCATCCGCGCCGATGTTGTACGGGATGTCCGCGATCACAAGCTGGGCTTTCGGCACATTGTACCGCTTGAAATTCTGAAAATTATCGTGGTATAGCTCGCATTTCATATCGTTTTCTCCCTGCGCCGCCGCATCCGGTAGCACAGCTTCCCGCACCTGCGGCAGCAGATGTAATTCGTGTGATACTTCCCGCCGTGCCGGTCGCTCCGGCGGCGTGTGACCTCTATGTATTCCGTCTTGCACGGGCTATGCAGCCCCAAGCGGCAAAGCAGCGGCTTCATCGCCTGTCACCTCTGATTTTCCGCTCGAACTGCTCAATTTCTCCCACGATCAGCCAGCAGAGCCACGCCAGCACAACGCCGTCAACCCTGCTATCATGCACGATGCCCTCAAAGACGCATTCTGCGCCAATCCAGCACAGGCCAAGCATCACATACAGGAGCAGAAACAGCAGCCCCTTTGCCGCCGCGTTCAGAATACGCTCTGTTGTTCTCCCGCTCATTCCGTCTCCTCGCTTTCCAGATGCAGCAGTTGTTGGAGCTGCTTCCAAATTCGTAGCGTCCGCTTATCCGTCTTATTGATACATGCCTCGATCAACCGCAGGCGATACAAGATGTCCTCCCTGTCCTGTCGTTTCCCGATCTCGACCTGTCGTGCGAGCTTCGTATAAGCGGCTTTTCGCGCCTCCTCTGTTCTGTACCACACACCCAGCTCTTTCCCGCTGGACAGGCCCAAGAACAGCCCATATTGCGCATCCCCGCCACCTCTCCTCGTTTCGATGTACGCAACCTGATCGGGTGGCACAAGATAGTAGCCCTCGAAGTCGATCATTCCGCACCCTCCATCAGAAACACCATCTTTTTCCCGACATACTCACACCAGTGCTTTTCAAGCTGTGCGCCGGGGCTGTCCTCCCAATCCGGCAGGAACACCGCCGTGTCGGCGCTCTCCAGCATGGCAAAGCAGATGCGCATATAGTCCGCCTTTTTCAGCCCCTCCGGCGTGACCGCCGGAGAAATCACCGTTACACCGGCCCGCTCCTCCAGCTTCTTTGCCGCCGCCGCGAATTTCTCCCTGTAGTTCGAGTCTCCCGTGATCTTTCCGGCCAGATACACTTTCATTCCCGCTCGCCTCCCAACTTCGCCATCTGCTTCCGCTTCCAGTTTTCTGTGTACTGCTCCATGCTCCCGTTAAAGCCCGTGCAGAGAAGCACATCATGCACCGCCTTTCCCTCGTGGGCGCAGTCTGAGCAGTTTAAGCCGTTATTGCACGGCGTTTCGCAGAACTGGCACATACAGTTGTCATTGTCGAACGGACACGGATTGACCGCTTCCACAATGATCTCCCGCCCGCAACCGGGGCAGAAGTGCCAGCCGTTTTCCGTCGGCCCGTCCGCCTCGAAATTCTCGATGTACCCACACGCCCGGCACCGCCAAGCGTCATGCTCCCGGTCTACGCACTCATATACCGCGCTTTTCTCGCTCATGGTTTATCCCTCCGGATCATACGTTTACATATCGGTTTCGGCAGTTCACATTGTTGCAGAAGCGCTCGCGCCCGATCTCCCGCAGGCGTTTCCCGCAATACTGGCAATAGTCGCCCTGCTGTCGCCGTGGTTCTTCCTCTGCGTGTGTCCCGCAGTATCTCATGCGGTTCATCAGACATATCACGGAGCCGGGCTGCACCACCGCCGCGCAAACACTTTTCGCTTTGCAGTTGTAGCAATCCATCACTCCACCTCCGCTATTCTTCTGGCGGCCATTTCTACATACGAGGGATTGATCTCACATCCCACAAAACCGCGCCCCATGCGTTTGGCCACCACGCCTGCTGTGCCGCTGCCCGCAAATGGGTCAAGTACAACGCCGCCCTCTGGGCAACCCGCTAAAATACACGGCTCGATCAGCTTTTCCGGGAATGTGGCGAAGTGTGCGCCGCGAAATCCGTTTGTGCTTACGCTCCAGACGCTCCGCTTGTTCCTGCGTCCCGTCTTGTTTTTACTGTTCCCGTGGCTCTCACGCTCCACCTGTGCGCTGTTGTCGTGAGATCGACCGCCGGTATAGGCTCCGCCGCCGCGAAACGTCCTTGCGTTTCCTTTGGCCGATGTGACTGGTTCGCTGATTGCCGCCGCGTTGAAATAATAGTGCGCTGACTTTGACAGCAGGAAGATGTACTCGTGTGACCTCGTGCATCGGTCATTTACGCTCTCCGGCATACAGTTCGGCTTCTGCCAAATGATGTCTTGCCGCAAATACCAACCGTCTGCACGGATGGCAAAGGCCAACTGCCAAGGTATGCCGATCAGGTCTTTTTTCTTGTACCCCTGCGGTACGCGCTTTGCGGTGTGTCCGCAGGAATTGCGGGTGTTCGTCGGCGGCTGGTTCCCCGAATTGGTAGCATAGCTATCGCCCATGTTCACCCACAGTGTTCCATTCGGATGCAGCACCCGCCGGACTTCACGGAATACAGCAACCAGCGCCTGCAGGTATTCCTCCACGCTGCCCTCGTTTCCGATCTGCCCCTCCACTCCGTAATCTCGCAAATTATAGTAGGGTGGGGAGGTCACGCAGGTATGTACGCTTTCTGGCGGTAGTGTCCGCAGCAGCTCCAGCGCCTCGCCTTGCAGAATAGTGCAGTTCATCACTCCGCCTCCTCGCGCAGCCAGTCCAGTGCGCACAGTTCACATGCCGTCATTCCGTCGCGTCCTTTTAGGTAGCACATACTGTCACGATCATTGTTCTTGCAGTAGGCCGCGCCGTTGCTGCTCAGCATGAATTTTGCCAGTTCCTCGTCATTCATTTCTCGAACCCTGTCCGCGTTGGTAAAGACCACATCCGGGCAGTTCTGTTTCCGGGCATTTTTACAGGCTTTCCCGCCGTAGTTCAACAAGCAACCAGCAACCCGGCACCGATCACAGAGTTTCATTCCGCCGCCTCCTTATCCGTCATAGCACCCGCACGGAGCGCCGCAGATACACCCGCCGGGGCTGTCCGGGAACAACTGGTCAAAGGTCAACTGCGCCTCCTCGAACTCCTTGTTTGCCATAAACTCGTTGTAGTAGCTCTCCCATGACCAGTTGCGCCCAAGACCTTTTACGTTCACATTTGTCTCGGCGCTCCCGTGTTCCAGCGCGATAGCCCGCTCAAAGAGATCAGGGTAGTTCTCCCACAGCGCCTGTATTTCTTTCTTCTTCATAGATGGGCAGAAAAAGCACGAGCTTTTCCCCGGCCTCGGAAGTCCGGCCCGCTCGATCACGTGCACACATTCCTCGCGCGTCCATCCCCACTCGTAGAGCGGATAATGTTTTTCGTACTTTTTGTCCGCTTCGTCGATGGGCGCGGCGTGTTGGATGCGCCGCGTCTCCCCGGCATCGTAGCCAATGTACTTGTGGACGCGCTGGCCGCTGGCCCACACATCCTTGCACGGCTGGTAATTGTTGCAGAACTTCTCCTGCGTCCCGATCTTGTGCTTTAGAGAACAACGCTTGAAACCGTATGCGATAGATGGAAGCGTCCCGCTGTTGATGCATTCCTGCTCCAGCGTCAATCTGTTTCCGTCCTTGTCGTGGTACTCCACGGAGACGATCTTTGGGATGCCATGCTTTACCAGCCACTCATTGAACGTCTCCATGAACTCGTAGGTGTGCGGCTGCTCGCCGCCGGTGTCCGCGAACAAAATCAGATCAATAGGGATTTTGTGCAGATACATTCCGATGATCATGGCGGTGCTGTTTGTCCCGCCGCCAAAAGAGACAACGTTCATTTCGTCTCCTCCCCGGTGCTGCCGTCCCAGTCAATCGCCTGTCCGCATTGTCCGCAGAAGCAGCAGCGGTTTCCGTCCTCGTTGTGCAGGTATTCGCCGCTCCCGCAGGATGGGCAGGCCAGTACACCTGCGTCCCCGTCAGGGTAGGGGCTTTCCGGCACACGCCGCCGTAGCGCCTCTACGCCCATCCGGCATACCTCATTCACCGGTTCAAGGCTCTCATACGCCTCCCGGTGTTCCGGGTCGAGAATTTCCCGTGCTCTTGCGATTTCCATTTATTACATCCTTTCCGCTGCCGCTCGGAGGACTTCAATGTCGATAGGAATACCGCGCCCACCCTCATAGTTGATAAACTCGACGACGCTTTCAATGTTCAGCGTGTTCATAGCCAACAGCGCCGCTTCCGTATCTCTGTTGCAACAGTCATTCCAGAGCATATACAGGCGCGCCCCCGTGATGCCTGCCCGTTGCATCCTTTGGAACCCCTGTTCAGCCTTAAACATATCCATGTCGTAGGCTTGCATCAGGAATTGCAGCGCACCCGGGTTGCCTGCGCAAATATCAAAAGTTACCATCATTCCTGCACATC